ATTCAGCTTTAACACGGTCTTTTCACACATCTGCTCATAACCTCCTTCTTCCTTGTCTGCCCATTTTCCCTTGCCTCTCTGGAAGGACTTACTGTACCTCTTGGCGTGGGTGTCAAGTTTCTCAATGGGCATGTAGTAATACTTCTCAAAACCATTAATGAGCCTGAAATACGACACGTAACCAATGATGTTATCAGACTTCTTGCCTGTCTCGTCAAAGATATACTCTCCGGTGAATTTGTTATGGCTTTTCATTTCTCCCTCATACACCTCAGATACATTGATGATCTTAAACAGACCCGTTCTCTGAGCCAACTGCTGAATGAAGCCTTTCTTCATCACTTGGAACTGTGCTTTCATTGACTGTGATGGTCCGTCAAAATAAGGCACGATGCCTGCAAATCCAAGTCCGGGGGTAAGGGGTAAATCCATACTTGCAGCCATGAGTGCTGATGATATGACACTCATGTGGTCGCACTTCTGTAACTCTGCGCTTCCACTCATTATTGTTGTGATATTACTCACAAACATAGGGGCTTTCTTCCCCAATGCCTCCTCAAACTTCTTCTTGATAACATCTTGACTTAATAGGTTTCTGAACTTCTGTAATGAGGATCCTTCTGTTTTTGCTAATTCATTGTTTTCCATGTCTGTAATTTTAAATTTATGATTTACAATTTTTACTTTTCATCTCATCTGCTATTTGTTTTTGGGCTAATGACATCAGAAAGTCCTCACATGCCCTACTAAATTCTTTATACATTTTTGGACTCATATAAAGCTGAAACATCTTCGGAGGTTCTGGCTTATGACAAGCAAGATCAATAATGAAATCGGGAATTTCTTCATCATCATTATATAAACTTAATAAAAGAGAATGAGTAATATAGCCCTCTTCCATTTTCTCCTGCATATACTTGATAACCTCTGCCTTTTTCATAACGAATAATTGTACTCTGCTTTACTACTTACCCATGACCTCTTTTGTGGCTCAATCCATTCAATGCCAATGAAGGCAAAGAAGTCCTCTTCCGTAATAAATGGAGGTGGCAATGTCGGGCAATTCTTATACTCAGGCTTGATGCGCCACGTGCTCCCCTTATGATCACACTCTCTTTTATACCTTAATCCGTCCATTGTGCCACATAGACCCCTGCGATTCCATTGTACTGCCAACCCATGAGAAAAAACTGAGGATCCTGTCGAAATTGCAAGTATTCGTCCATAATCAGCAAGTGTAGTGACGTGCAACTCTATCTGAATGCCCGATTCGGGGTATTTGAAGCGTTTTAAGCGAGTGCCGTTCGTCACAAGTCCTTTGAATCCTTCCGGGAACGCAATTCCCATGGAGAACTCGTCCTTGGGTACAATGACAAATTCTAAATCACCGACCATCTCACATTCCCGCCTAACTGAGCCAGCAATTGATATTTTTACACAAAAGGGAGAAATATATTTCTCAAACCTTTCTGCTATTTTTCTTGCTCGATCAAGAGACATTTTTAAATTTTTGCTCATATATTTTAATTGCCTCAATTTCAGTTTTAAAATATCCGAAAAAATATCGTTTCCCATTAATTCGTTTAGCCGCAGCCCATCTTCCATTAGAACAATATACCCCATTGTATTGAGAACTTTTTTTCTTTCTAAATTGAGTAAAGTCGATACTAGTGTGCTTCCATGATTTATTATAAATAATTCGAGATAATTGTTCTGTTTTAATTTTAAAAGCAGAAGCAATTTTGGATCGTGGGGTTTTTTCTAATAGCATATCATGTATTCTTTTTAAATCGGATTCTTTAATTTTAGAAAAAAAATTTTGTTCTCCTAACATTCCTGTTTTTAAACCTATAGTATAAGCATGTTTATTATTTTCACTTGTTGTACACCATTTAAGGTTACTCACATGATTACAGCTTTGTATTCCATTGATGTGATTTACTATTTTTTTGTCACTTTTTTCTAAAAAAGTTATTGCAACTAATCTATGTACGTAGAATACCTTTTCTTTATTCTCTTTCCATAAAATAACATGAAAGTAATTTAACTGCTTATTCCTTTTCCAATGGGATATAACTCTTGTTTTTGTATCAATATGCCCACATACGACACATTTTTTTTGAGACAAAGAAATTACCCTTCCATAATTACTTATATAATATAGATTTTCATATTCAGGAATAGGCTTAAATATTTCATTAGGATACCTATATCTAAAATCTTTAAAATTAGAATCTTCGTAAATGTTTAAATAATCTTTCATTGTCAAGCTATTTAAGATTGTCAAGCAAAAAAGCAGAGAGAAGGAGGCTTGACTTCTCCGTATCACAGGGGGATCAATCCCTGCTATCTCTCCACAAATATATGAACTGTTGTTCATCTGTGCAAGTTTATTTTTTATTTAAAGGATTAACAAAGTCATTCCGATACCGCCATGTTCTATTCTCCTTACCAAACTTACCCATCTCCCTCTCATCCCATGAGCATTTGATGAGCCTGTTTGCCTTTGTCAGATTGGTGATGCTCCTGCGCACCGAGTTAAGCAATATCTTCTCTCCCTCTGCTTCAAGTATCTCATGCACCTTTGCCGGGGTGAACTTGTATGCAAACCTCTTTCTGAAGAAGTCCAATACAATGCCGTTCTGCTTTGCTGCCGTATCACGTGCCTGTGATAGTTGTTCTTCTGGCAACGGTACGGTGTCATGAAATACATTTTCTGGTTCCTTCATAAAAAATCTTTCTGCACCGACAGGAAATCTATAATTTTCCATCTCCTTGGAAACTTCAATGTCTCTACATTCTTCCAAAATGCTCAAATGTTTATCCCTGTCTTTATCCTCCTCATGGAACGTCAACTCAGGTTCTCTTGCAGACGGTAATGCCTCTGCTTTTCTTGGTCTGTGCTTATCAAATATTCCCATGTCTTATCCTCCTATCCCTTGATGCAAGTCAATCCTGAAAGTCTGTTATACCACTTACCCTTGCCATCTTTGATGACCTTATTGCCATCCAGACAGAAGGTAATCGTACACCAACACCCATCGGTAAGCTGATTAAGCTGAGTCATGTTCGTCTCATTGAACTCAAACATTACTTCCCTGGGATATTGCCCGATAAAAGTTTCCATGATTAAAATACGGAACTGTTTTGTTACCCCTGCTTTTGTCGTGAATGTCTCTGGCATCCCTACGTGGATGACCTTGCCGGAATAATCAAATTGATTTACGCTCTTGTTTTGTGACATAGTTTTAGTTATAAAGTTTGAATTAAAATATACGTTCTTGGTGACTCTGAATATAGCTTCTCTGAGAATAACCTGCATATCTGTGAGTCGTCTTTGTAAAATATGTGATTCATAGAATCGGTTGCGAATTTTACACAGTTATCCAAATCTTTCTTGCAGGTGTGAAACTCCGGTGCGTTATCTCTGAGCATGGAACTCTTTGCGCCACTACCATAATGACTCTTTGGTCTGCCGAAATAGAATATTATGGTTATGCCTATGGGTCCTTCTAACGGCTCCTTTGGTGCTTTCTGCTGTATCACCGATAAAAAGTCATTTTTCTTATCACTTGATGGGTCATAGGTGCCTGAGAACTTACCTCTCTTGAAACTCCTGTGCCGCATCTGAGCATTGGGCTCACCAAGCATCATTAATTCTATTGTCATTCTTTTATCTGTTTACCTATTATCCTCAACTTTTTTTCTGCATGACGTTTTATTTGAGACAAATGCATTTTTAATTTTGTCTCGGATGTATGCAATTTCCCTAACCTATCCTTATTCCCTGTTTTGCATAGGCGCATTGCTTCTCTTTTTTCTTCTGACCACTTCCTCCCTACTGAATTTTTATTTCCTATCTTAGCCAAAGACATCTTTTTCCTTACTTCAAGAGACATGACTTTTCCTTTTTTAGCAAGACTCATTTTTAACTTTGCTTCATTTGAATGTGTCTTCCCTAAAAAGCTTTGCTGTCCCATTTTTGCCTTGCTGATATTCTCACATCTTTGTTTTTTATTATTATTCCAAGATTCACTAATTTTCTTTTTAAATTCTGGGGTTAATGGCTTCCCTTTTCCCCAAGGTATATGCCCCTTTTTAAATTCGGTATGCGGAGATATATGCAAGCCCTTATTTCGTAAACTCTGCTTTCTACGTGATTCTACTGAATGCTTACAGCCAAGAGGGCTTCCCGCAATCTTAGAGATATTAAAATAAGGATTATATAAATCTATAAAAAATTGTTCGTTCCTAAGTAAATCAATCCTATCACAACCAATTAGCGTAGAAAAACACAAGTCATCTTCTCCATATTTATTGTAATGATCTTGCAATAAAAAAGAATGATGTTTTTGTAATCTAAGGTCTTTGATATGTATGTTTTTTCTTTGCTCTATATGGACTGAACTTCCAATATAGCATCTTTGAAGATTACTTATAGATTGAATCATGTAAATGCCAGTGGTTGCTTTCATGTTAAGTATAAAAACCCCGATTGAAAGCGGCTTACTACTCGATCCATGTGATTGGAGGGAATACACTTTCGCACGGGGTGTTAATATTTCAGTTTCTTTTAACATGAATGAGTAGTAAAGCACTACAAATATAAGAAATTATGATTACTTTGCTATACTTCGACCTATAATTTTTATCTGACCCGGCAAAAAGGTCTCAATTTGCCCTGTCTTAACGTGCTCACATACTGCTATGGTGTAGTTCACTGCTGCTATCCTTTCTGCATCCACATCAAACACCTTGTAGTCCAATCCCCAATAATGAAGCCAGTATTCACCCTTCTCATACATCGGTTCTCCGTCCTTTAACTCTCCGTCCTTCTCCCATGTTGCTTCTACAAGTATCTTCATCTTCTTTGTATTTCCAAATGTGTCCTGCCCTTGTTTTCTTTCCTGATTTCAATGATCTCAGTATCGCTCTTGATGTGTATCCTACTGCCTTTGCAGCCACAAGTTGATTCTCAAATTCCGCTATCTCGATCCCTCCAAGATCACACTGTATGATCTTCTTTCCCGTTGCGTGCCCATAGTGCTTTGTCCCTTCACAGAACGATATTGACACTAACTCCCTGATGTACTCCTCTGCCCTGTCCTGTCTCCATGGAGTAATCAACCCCTCCTTCTTCATCCAATACAATGCCCTCTTAACGGCTCGTTCCTGATCCATCTCTTATAATATTCAATGGATGTTCCGTTCCATGTGCGATAACAAAATCATTGTAGGCTCGGGCTGCCTGTTCGGGGGTTAAGTGATATCCTAAACGGTATTTTTCCCCATTATAATGAATCTCAGCAACCCATCGTTTTATTCTTTCTCCTGTTTTAATATAAGAAATACCCCTATATCCTGTTGTATTTGTCTTTCTTAGTAGCCGGGTGTTCTCATTACTGATGTTTGATGTAATCCACCTGCAATTACTTGGGTAATAACCCTTGTCATTATTTTCTCTGTCAAGCAATAATCCTTTTTTATACCCATTTACTATTGCCCAATTATAAAATGAAACAAAATTATTTTTCCATTCATCACAAATAGTTATTCCCCTGCCCCCCCATTCTGGATATGCTTTATCTTTAGGATTCAAACACCGTTGTTGCATAGCCTTAAACACACCATAAAGAGGATGTTTGACTAACCCATGCTTTATACTTCGTTCTAAAAATAATCTTGCGTTTTCACAATGGCATGATTTTATATACCCCCGGCTTATTGCACTTACACATGCTCTGAAAGGTTGCTTACAAATAGGGCATTCATAAATGGCAAGGTGCTTTTTTTGCTTACTATTCTCTGTTGTAAATTGTCTTCCTAAATCGTGAATCATTTTCATGGGTGGAAATAATGGAGCATCCCCGGCTGCTTTAATCATCGGCATCTGTGTCGAAACGACAGAATTAGACGAAACCAGGGATGCAGTATTTTTACTTAAAATTTCCATTATTCAGATACCGTGATTAAAGCGTAGTAAAGATATGCTAATTTTATTCCCAATCCAAATTTATTTTATCAAACTCTTCCAGAACTCTTTCTTCAGAGGGCGATTCCTTGATCTTATTTGAAGCAACTCTGTTCTTTGATCCTTTCCTTTCGCTCCACGAATAGCTTCCGAGACGACCAAAGTCTATGGCTTCTGCTCCGCTTAAAGTAAGTTGTTTGATTAAAGTATTGGCAATGCCTGTGCGCTCCTCCTCAATAACATTCTTCACCTTTAGAAGCATTTTGTCCTGCTTACATAATCCATACGCTTCCATCGTTCCCTCAATTGTCTCCCTTTCCTGTAGATACCTCTTATTAAGAAACTCCTGATAGGATTTCGTCTTATCGGGATCCGGTTCATGCTTCTGAATGATAGCATCCTGTTTTTCCACTTCAGATAGATTACCCGCTCTCTCAGCTTCCTGTCTTTTGGCAAATGCCTCTTTAGCGGGTAACACCCGGTTGTACCAAAATCCCTTGGTTATTTCAATGATTTTCTCACAGAGTCCATCATCACGCTGTATTTTCTCTACTCTTAGCCTATTGCCATTTTCCAGAATACAAATTTCGGCATAGTCAGATTCAATGATCGCCATGTACTGATGTATCTGCATGAGGTAATAAATGGGCATTCCGTCCTCCCATTTTTGGGCAACCCATTGGTTCATTGCCTTGCATTCCAATACGGCTTCTGTGGTCAGAGGATCGCCTGTAAGTAAGTTTCTTCCCCCTGTGATATTCATTACCCTGTCAAGAGATGCAAATAGCCATGGATATTTTGGATTTACCACATACCCATTAACACTCCTGCATTCCCTTATGATCTTTTTATCCTTATAGTTCTGAATATAACCCTCTTGCGTTCCGTCCCAATAACGCCATTTATCTGCAATCTGATCTTCGAGTTCTCTTCCCCAAAACATAGACTCGTTATCGTTCTTGCGGGTATCAATAGTCCCTACTTTTTCATGGAATATCCATATTGCAGAATCATAGTCAGGATTAGGTAAAAGCAGATTCCCTACTTCAGAGCCGCCAATTCCATTTTTACGAAACCGATACCATTCTTCGGAATGTTCTGGTATCCTGGTAATAATCAAATCACTTCTCATTTTTTCTGATGTATTTTTCAAGTTTCTTTTTAGCCCTTTTGAGTTTTCCCTTCTCAATTAATAAGGCTACATGAATATATTGTTCTAAACTAATGCCACTCATCGTTATATTTCTTTTATTGTCCCCAGAGTTCTTTCCTTCTTTTCTCTGCTGCCTTTAAGTTATCCTCTCCCAACTCAGTTTTTCTTCCGTGATCGTCAATACATTTGTCAGGCAGTAGTAAAAACATTCCCTTCGCATCAGGAATCCAGACAACATCATTATCTTTCCAATGAAAGTCTCCCCTCTCTCCTTTAAACGGAGGAATAAGGTCTGGCATTTCTTCTTCATCTTTTAGCATGTGTTTCAAATCGGGAGGGAGTTGATCAAGATGATAAACTTCAACAATACATCCCTCTACTTTTTTGTACCAGAAAGGTAAGCACATATACTCATTTCCCCCTTCTGCAATAAGGCTCCCTGACGATTCAATAAAATCAATTACTTCCTGTTTTACTTCTACTCTATCCATGGCTATTTCATGTTTAATGGTTGCGGAGGTTTGATGTCCAGCTTCAATGGCTGTAACTCTTTGTATATCTCTGTGAAGATTTCGTTGATCCAATCGGCTTGGATGCTCATCAACTCAACTTCCTGGCGACCTTCATTGCTGATGTCGCTGTACCATTTCGCATATAGTTTCGCTAAATTATTGACAAGCCTCTCGTGCTGTGCACATAGTTTCATTCCCTCATCATAGTGCGTTTGGTACACCGCCAGCCATGCCTTGTAAGCATCGTACTGTGCCTGTCCTGCTTTCTTTTTGTCTTCGCTTTCCCATTTAT